CCTACGCACCCGTGCGCATACCCCTACGCACCCGTGCGCATACTAAGCCTAGCAACGGCCGGTTTGAGAATCTCCTAAAAACCTCTTGCTTTTGCTTGCCATATGAGCTACAATAGAATCATAAGCAAAGAGAGGAGAACTTGCATGACACAGCAAGAAATTACAAAACGTGACGAGAAGAGGGCTATGCAGCTTGCGCTGAAAAACCAGTATGAGCCTGTCGTCCCACTCGCTAAGGGTATGATCAGCAACGCTGAGAATGAAAAGCAGACGCTGAGCTTGATCGCCACCTTGCATAAAAGCGTCCTAGGGCTCACCAAGACGGGCGAGATGCGTCCAATCGGTGACTTACGGGTATTTATGGCTATCGCCAACCAGTACGGCCTGAACCCGTTTAAAAAGGAGATTTACGCTACATATATCTGGGACTCGAACCGACGGGGCGAGGAGCTAATGCCAATCGTGAGTATCCACGGTTTGCGTAAGCTAGCGCGGAAGGGTGGCGTGTACACTCACACAGGTGCAGCAGAAGTTAAGAAAGATGGCGATAAGCTCCTGAGCGTCACGGTGCCTGTATTTGGCCGCTGGGACAACACGAGTACGCCAATCGAGGTTACACGATATACAGCCTACTACGATGAGTTTGTACGCACTAACCGTGAAGGTCAGCCGATAAGCAACTGGAAAACCATGCCTATAGTGATGCTCACTAAGTGTGCTGAGGCAAACGCTCTACGTGCAGGCTTCGACATTGCAGGTATCTACGTAGAGGAAGAACTAACCGCTAACGCTAATAATGGAGAGGAGAGCGACGATGAGTAGAGTTAACCACCTGTCGTATTCAGCGATCGTAACGTTCTTGAATAACCAAGTTGAGTTTCAGAAGCGCTACATAGCAAAGATCTACGATAACCCTAAAACACCATCACTAGTAGTAGGTACGAGCTTTCACAAGGCTATGGAGACCTTCTACGGTAAGGACGGTGGCGACGTGCAGGCTGCCATTGAGGCCGGCCTAGAGGAGATGAGCTATGTAAGCGACTCTGAGATTGACTTTGGCAAGACGGGTAGCCGTGAAAAGATGATGCAAGACTACACTCGCCTCGTAAATAAATACTTTGAGGAAGCACCACACTACGACGAGGTAGTAGATGTTGAGAAACGTCTCGAGGCGAGTATCGCTAACGTGCCAATGGTTGGTGTGATCGACATGGTGGTGCGCGACAATGGGCTACGGCTTATCGACTACAAGACAGTTACTGCTTACAGCCCAGATGACGAGGAGAGTTACAAGTACCTTATGCAAGCTTATATCTACCTCGTATTAGCAGAAGCGGAATATAATCAGAAAGTAACAGAGGTAGTATTTAAAGAAATAAAGAAAACGATCAACCGGGATGGTTCGCCACAGTGCCGTGACGTTGCTTTTGATCGCCAATCTGTCCTTGCTTTCGCACCTATCGCAAAGAAAATCATCACAAACGTATTTGAATATGTAAACGATGACCGGTCGAAGTTCTTCCCCAACATGAACGATCGGATGAACGGCGCGAACAGCATGGACATTATCGCCAACCAGCAAGAAGGCTTTGACGCCGCCAAGATCAAGCGACAAGTACGAGTAGCTGATACCTTTGAGCAACAGAACGTTGTCATCGATGACGGCACAGGTACAGACGAGGAGAAGATCCTCCGTAAGCTTATCGAGTTTGGCATTGGTGGTAAGATGGGTGAGACATACGTCGGGCCGCAGGTAATCAAGTACACGATGCAGCCTAACCGAGGCGTGAGTATGAAACGTATCGCAGACAAGGCTAACGACCTTGCTATTGCCCTCGAGAGCGAGTCTGTACGTATCGAAGCCCCTATTGCAGGTACAAACCTTGTAGGTATCGAAATACCAAATAAAGATCGTAAGGTTGTTCCTCTTACAGATGAGTGCCTTAATCCTGGCACGTTCAAATTCCCTATCGGCATGGACGCCTTCGGTAAAGTTCACTACTGTGACGTTGTAAAGACACCTCACCTCTTGATCGCTGGTCAGACCGGCGCAGGTAAGTCTGTTATGATAAACGTAATCCTGGACTGTCTCACGAAGCAGCTCACACCGGAGCAAATGAAGCTCGTGCTCATCGATCCTAAAGAGGTTGAGCTTGCTATGTACGAGGGTGATGATCATCTTGCAAACGATATTATCACCTCACCCAAGGAGGCGGCGGAGACGTTTCACTGGCTCGTAAAGGAGATGGGGAGACGGTACAAGGAGCTACGCGAGAAGCGCGTCCGAGACATTGCAGACTACCCAGGAGAGATGCCGCGTATCGTAGTTGTAGTGGATGAGTTTGCTGATCTTATGATGACGAGCAAGAAAAACCCACTATCGAATGTGGACTACGAAGGCCTTAAGGATGCTATCCTGGACGAGGTCACGCTCACAGGTGGTAAGCTCACAAAGGCCGCACTCAAAGCCGCCGTGAAGCGCGTCAACGATAACACGCCGCCTTCTGCTGAGGAGTCTATAATTAGACTAGCGCAGAAAGCACGGGCGGTTGGTATACACCTCATACTAGCAACACAGCGCCCATCAGCAGACGTTGTGACAGGGCTTATTAAGGCGAATATCCCAACCAAGATCGCTTTTAGTGTCACAAACTCGCTCAACAGTAAGATTATCCTAGACGAGGTAGGGGCTGAGGCTCTCACTGGCAAGGGTGACCTACTCTATAGCGACCCAACAGCAAAATCATTACAGCGCCTACAGGGCCTGTATATCTAGAAAGGATAATAAACATGGCACGTACAGTAAATGATATGTTCAAGGCTGAAAAGATCAAATGGCTAGAGGAAGCGCGGGCTACGGCTCGCTGCCTCCTCAAGACACAGCAATATGTGACAATCGAGGACGTCCTTAAGAGAAAACCACTACCGAAGTTTCTACACCACAATACTATTGGCGGAGTGTTCCGCACGTTAGACTTTGAGTGTGTTGGATGGGGACGAAGTACACGGCTAGAGATGAATGGCCGGTATATTAGGCGGTGGGGACTACGAGATAAATAAAGTTGAGTAAAAGCGTTGACTTTAGCTAATGCTTGCGTTACAATAGAAACATAAACAATAGAGAGGAGAAACTCATGGAACAACAAAATAATAACGATTATCATAAAGCGATGGTTGTAGTTGCTTTTGCACGCATCATGTATGTGACAGTATTAGGTGTACTCACAGCATGGCTACTCAGCACAAAAGGGTTTGATAGCGGGTTCTGGTGGGGTTTATTGTCTATAGTCATGATTCTATGGACAGTGAGCAAAGCGATTGAGACAATCTCATTTATCACAATAGCGGTAACATGCAAGGATGATTAATTGATGAAACAGAAAATTCTAGAAATTCTTGATAAATCAACCAACAACGGTATGAAGGCTAAGGAGATTATAGGCCTTATCCAGATGGGTATTATCCAAGCGCAGTACGATATGTGGGAGGAGCAACATAAGAACCGCGACACCCCATCAACCGCTGCTACAGACTGGGCGGTTGCAATGATAAAAAATAGACTATTTGGGAGGTTAGACAATGGGGAGTAAACGACGAGGTAACACGACGGTTGCTGAAAAAGCAATTTTAAAGGGAGAAATAAACTCAGCAAAAAATAGTCTAATATACACAGAGGATTCTATCAATTGACTTTTGGAATATGAGAACGATGACTTATACTGAAGTATACTCAAACCTTCTATTGGGGCAATACGCTCAGTAAAAGCAGTCCTTGATATAGCCAAAGAATATATAAGTAACACATAGCATGAGGTATATATATGGAGAATAAATGGCGAGGCAGCGCACTGTGCGCACAGACAGACCCGGAAGCGTTTTTCCCGGTCAACAAAGCATACGCTGATGAGTATAACGGGTACAACAACTACAACGATGCACGTAAGATTTGTGCTGAGTGTCCAGTAAAAGGCGAGTGCCTAGCAGATGCTCTGATGACTGGAGATGTAGAGTACGGTATGCGAGGCGGGCTTACACCACGTGAGCGTATGGGTATCTTAGCAACAAAGGTGGCGATGTATGAGTGAAAACTATATAACAACACTAGAGTTGATCGACGAGCTAGCAGCTGCTGGGTTTCAAGCGCGCATACAAAATGAGGCTTATGGTACGTTTGTGAACGTATATGATGGAAGCTGGGGTGTTGGTAGTGTGCGAGTAGATGAGATATATAGCATGAGAGTAACAACTGATACAGCGCCAGACCATCGGAAGTACGTGCTTGATACACTATATAGGTACGCATCAACACCACTAGATAAGCGAGATGAGCCACTGTATAAAATTGGCATCAAAGGTGCTGCGCTATATCTCTTACGTATCAACGATAAAGAGATAACAGCGACCGTTAACGAAAAGGCCGCCAAGGCCTATAGAGGGGCGAGGGCATACGACATTATCGACTCACTAAAAGAGCGTGGCGTAACCGCGTTTGCAAAGGAAGTTAAAAATGCTACTGACTAAATACAAAGTACAAGAGATAGTTGAAAACACCAAGATTGACCTAGATGAACTAGAGAAGCGTGCGGCTATTACCGAGATTGATGAGAGTGGCGTGACTCTAGTATACACAGCGATCGAGATGTTAAAAGAAAAAATTGTAGATGAAGTAGGGAGGCTGTCATGAAACAAAGAGAACTAAAAGAAGCCGTTGAAATGCTCAATTATAGAATAGACATTTTAAGGCCAGGAGAGACATATATATTCTCTAATATACACGATGGCACTATCATCATCAATGAAGCGAACGGAGGGTACAAAGTGTATAACGGCGCGTTTATGATCGATTTAGTCAAAGACACTGTGCTAGAGTTGGTAAAGCTATATAACGACACACCACCTGATCGTCGAGAGATAATGAACGGTACTAGAATAGTAGATTATTATAAAAGAAAGGAGAACAAATGAACTACAACACACCAAAATTAAACCAAGAGACTAACGACAAGTGGGCACAGTTCGACACACTAAGCGATCACTTGCGCGGACATTGTAAACACCAAACGGAGGAGAGTATGAGCGAATATAAGAAACATATCGGGCAAGGCAACGACATGATGGTTGACCAGTTGGCATTGCCACGTGATGTATTCAATGGTAACACTGTAGAGCCACACGACTGGGAGACGCCAGAAGCTGAGGCTGTCCAGCCCGCACTGTTTGAAATACAAGAGGTGGTAGACGGCCTACCAGAGAGTGAGCTACAAACCTACAAGTATCAGATGCTCGCAGAGATTAGCGACCGCGAAGTTATCGTTGACGCCATCAACCGGCGGCTTGATACTGTGCAAGCTAAGCAATACACACGCGGTGTGCGTAGCGCGATTACCAAACAGGTAAAAATGTGATGACACCCAACGATGTAGACGGTGTTGATGACCGTATTGACTATCGGCTCAACGCTATGATAGACGAGGCATTAAAGATAAATCTAAAGCAAGGGTTCAAATCAGCGATAGCGTTTATACGTAAAGAGAGCGCAAGAATACAAAAGGAAGAATTGGAGAAGTTTAATGAAACAAAGCAAATATGACAAACGCCTAACGCATGGTGATGACTACTACAAAAAAATTGGCAAGCTAGGCGGGTCTGCTAAGGTAAAGAAGGGATTTGGCAAGAACCCGCAACTAGCATCTATCGCCGGCAAAAAGGGCGGACGCGCTACACCGTACGCAGAACTATCATTTGCGGCTGCGGACAATATCCAACGGGTGCTCCTTAAAAATGAGAAGTTCAAGGTAAAAGAGGAGAAAAGTCGCTACGAGGTTACAATGAACGGCTCAATTCTCTCGATTATCCCACGCTACAACGGACGTATCAAGAAGGCTGTGCCACGAGATGACCTATCTGGCCGGGTGATGGCTACGAAAGATGTGGCTGTCCTAGAGACGCTCAAGGTCATGATCGTAGAGGGTATGTACCGTGGCGAGAGTTAGAACCGCAAAAGAGTCCACCATCCACCAGATGGTGGTGGACTATTTAAAGCTACAGTATCCAGGAGTCATATTCCGCACAGACTTTAGCGCTGGCGTTAAGATGACAATGGGGCAGGCTATCAAACATAAGGCACTACAGGAAGGTAGAGGATACCCAGACCTATTTATCGCTGAACCAGCACAACTAGCGGGTGAGTGGTATCATGGGCTGTACCTCGAGCTGAAGCGTGATGGGGTACGCCTCATGAAAAAAGATGGCAGCTGGGCGAACGAACACTTTGCAGAGCAACACGCCTACATGAAGCGTCTGAGCGAGCGAGGTTATCGATGCACATTTGCGGTGGGGTTCGACGATGCAAAAGACCAAATAGATAAATACATGGCTATGACAGACTATAAGGAAAGACGAAAACAAACACCAAACGATCAAATTTTCTAGAACAACACTAGAAAAAATAGGGGGGCGAAAAGCCCTCCTTATATGTTAGTATTAAGCTAGTATAATCTTTAATAATAGGAGACAATTATGCTAGTAAACTACGGCGTAGCAGTGCCAGAATCACAATTTACCACGACTCCAGATAAGCGTGGCGTGATCGGCCAAATTGCATTTACAGATACGGGGCGGCAGTTCCGTTATTGTAAGTCGGCAGACACCGACGCTCAGCCATATTGGACTGGGATGAAAAACGACGCCACAAACAAAAACGGCGGGTTGGCAGCTGATGCTAAAACTGGAGACACTGTTATCCAGTTGAAGCCTGGTCACCAAGCTGATGGTTGGCAAGATGGCACCATCCTTATCAACAACAAGCAACTCCTTGAGTTTATTCAGGTTTCGGGTGACTACGTCTACCTCCGCGACCAAATCCTCGAGGACGTAGCAGCCAACACTGGCTGCCAGGTTCGCCCCAATGACTATGATAACCTCAAGAAGGTTACAGCGGGCGCTAAGGTTTACACCCGTAGTGCTGTGCCAGCCGGCCACTATTTCTGGTGCGAAGTATAGTATAACTACACCAAACCAAGAGAGAGGCTTCGGCCTCTTTTTTGGTTTCTAGCCTAATGCTATAATGGATACACAAGCAATAACTAAATAGGAGCACAACAATGAGCACACAGTTACACGTCATGCCAGGGTTTTGCCTGGTAGAGGTAACTAACAAATATGGCTCGAGTCTGTCTATCTCACAAGGGGATCACGGCAGTCATACGAGCGGCACACTAAAGGCTGTATATATTCACCCTTCTGGTGTGTCTACAGACAAGGAGGACACACTCTCGAAATTCCTTGGCAACAAAATATATTTTACGAAGTATAACGACAGTGAGGAGATTGAAGTAGACAGTAAAATGTTTATCTTTGTCCCTGTAGACGCTGTAAATGGAGGTTTACTGGATGCCTAAACAAACCTCAGTACGTAATGTAATACGTGGTGATGAGCTACAAAAAAAGATCAGTATGGGCGTTGAGAAGGCCTTCGACGTAGCATATTCCTCATATGGCGCAAACTCTGGTAATATCATGATCGAACACCGCTACGGCGAGCCTCTCGTATCTCATGACGGTATTACTAATATTGGCCGCCTCGTAGTAGCAGATCCAGTAGAGAATATGGCAATCTCCCTTGTACGCCAGGCCAGCGAGAAAACGAACCGTTCAGCTGGCGACTCTACAACTCTTACTATCGTAATGACCTACCTCGTCTATAACTACTTTAAGGAGATGGCGAAGGATAAGCCACGAGCCGTACAAAAGCAGATTGAGCAAAATAAGAAGGCTATCATCAAGGCTATCAAAGACACTAAGATCAAAGCCACAGACGAGCTACTCTATAGCGTCGCACACACGTCATCAGGTGATGAGGCTATCGGCCATCTAGTGTTTGATGCTATTAACGATGCTGGTGCTAATGGCGCAGTAACAGTGGTAGAAACACCAGAGAATAAGATCGAGAGTAAAATCGTCCAAGGGTTCACATTTAAAAAAGGTATGTCGTCCATTGCCTTCGCAGACGATATGCAATCTATCCAGACTAAATACGACAACCCAACCGTTATTGTCATGTCTCGCATCATCAGCAAGAACGATGACATTGTACCTATTATCGACGCAGTTCTCAAGGCGGGTGCAGAGAGCATCGTACTCGTAGCAGACGTATCAGGCCAAGCCCTGGAGACTCTCGCTACCAATAAGATGAACGGCAAACTGAACATTGTCGTAGTAGAGCCATCGAGTCAAGCACGCGAGCTATTCCTTCGTGACGTAGCAGCCTATGCTGGCGCTGAGGTGTTCGTATCACCACGCGTATCAGACTTTACAGATGCCAATATCGGTAAGGTTGAGCGCGCTCATATCACCACTACAAAGACAATCCTATCTGGCCCAGGTAACCGCGAGAAGCTGGATCAATACATCGAAGGTATCAAGGACGATTACCGGCGTGATGCCTTGAATGGTAAGACTGTTGAGATTAGCGTTGGTGCAGCTACACAGGTTGAGCGGCAAGAGCTAAAGCTCCGTATTGAGGACGCTGTAGCAGCTACCCAGATTGCAAAAGACTATGGAGTGCTCCCTGGTGGTGGTACGTTCCTACGCGACGTATACGAAGGCGACACCACTAATATGCCTAGTTACCTCACACAGCCATACACAATGCTTGTAGGTAGTATGGCTAAGGAGACGACTGAGGACAAGCCGTACACACCAAAGGCCGGTTACGATATTTATTCTGAGACGTACCACACAGACGTTCTAGAGGCTGGTATTGTAGATAGCGCTAAATCTATCGAGGAGGCAATCATAAATAGCCACAGCGTCGCTGCGCAGCTCCTATCGATTAACGTGGCTCTGCCATTTGAGAAGGATCAAGAATAATGGATATTGTAGCTCTTGTCATCTCAATTTGTGCCCTCCTAGTCGCTTTGCTAAATAACCGCCATGACCCGGTTGTACCTACTACGGTACGACGGGCAGGCCTCTCCTGGCTGGAGAAATACGCGGGCGCGGAGGAACAATACATAAATAAAAACAAAGACAAAAAACATAGCGGCATCATTGAAGCCGCCGATCCTGTGACTATCAATGCTCAATGGCGCGATGAGACAGGGCAAACAGAAAAAGACCCGTTAGACTTTATGAAGGACGTGAAATAGATGGGTGTAATCATAGATGGTATATATTACCGTGAAACACCAAAAGACGCATCACAGCGCGTCTCAAGCACTGTCACGGGCATAGCAGACACAAACAGTAAAGACAGACAGCGTGAGGAGTTTGCGGCCGACCTAATCCAGTCGCATAACCCAGATGGGACAGTAAACGATGACTTTATCGAGTACTACCCAGAAGAAGCTAAGAAGCGCGGCCTAATATAAAAAATATAAACCCAAAGATAAGAGCACCCACTACAGGTGCTCTTTATATTTACCGCTCAAGTAGACAGACCATGCTTTGTACCCCTGTGACCTCCACACATCGTACGCGCATTTTACGTTAGTCCCTACGTCGAACGTGTCGCAGTGTTCTCGTCCTGGGAGTATCCTTACCTGAAAAGCTCCTAGACTATACCCGTATACCCTATTGTTTTGTGTAAATGTTAGTGTTTGGTCGCCTTTTGCGCCTGTCCTACAATGGCTCTCGGCGGTAGCGATAGCGACCATGGTGTTTACGTCCCACCCGCTGTATTTCGAGGCCTCCTCACGCACAGCGTCGCATCCTGTCTTTATTGGTTGCGCCACTATAGCTACTGGAGGTTGCTCTACTTTAACAACTGGTTTCGCTACTGGGCTTTTTCTTTTCCCGCGGTTTCGCTCGTCACAACCTTGATAGTGTTGTACTTCTCAACCTGTGTACGGCCTGTGTTGAGGCCTGCCGCGAAAGCTACACCTGCTGCGATCAGCGAGAGCATTACTGCAAAGATCGCTGCCGTCATGATAGCGCTTGTCTTTTTTACATAGAGCTTATCTACGGCGCGGCGAATCTCTTCGTTTGCCCCAAAGATTACGTCTTGGCTTTTCTTATTAGTTTTACTTTCTTTAGCCATGCAAGTATTATCTCCTCTCTTGCTTATGTTTGCTATGTCTCTATAGTACACCATCTAAAGAATAGAGTCAACACTTTTCTGAGTTTTATTTACAACAATAAAACCCCACCGGAGTGGGGTTCTTGGATAATCTAGAGGCTAGACTACCGAATCTTGGTGATGCCTGTGATAACACCCTGGCGGCGAGGTTGAGTACAGATAAAGTTACCCGATACAACCATTGCACCAATCTCTGCGAGCTGGTTCGTTGGGTTCATGAAACCGCGGAACTGCATCCAGGTAGGCTGATCCTCGCTGATAGCGCTGTCGATAGCCTCCTGCTTCTGCTTCACACGCTCAAGGCCAGGAATGGTCAGGTCACGAAACTCCAGGTAGTTCTCGTTGAGGAAGAACATCTTGCCCATAGGAGCCTTGTCGTCTGCCACACATGGCTTGCCACGAAAGTCGAGCGATACGAACCCAGCCGAGCCGTGCAACTCGCTAGCAGGCACAGAAGTACCCATTGGAGTACCACCGCTAACACGGTTGTAACCACGAGCAGTCATAGCGTTGTATTGGACGCTGAGCTTGTCACCCATCAGCTCCTCGTATAGGCTCCAAGTTGCCTTGTCGCTGAGGATCATCGTTGGGCTGTGCTTTGCGCTACCAGCAGCTGAGACAGCGTCAAACTCTTTAGCCATAAGGCCGAGAGTCAAGAGGCCGTTAGCAGCAGCTGTAACGTCAGCGTTGACCGAAGGCATCGTAGCACGGGTGATACCAGCGTAAGTGGTAGATGCCGTACCGTTGTCAACGATCAAGCCCAGACCATCAAGGTCGTTGCCAGCACCAGTACCGTAAAGCTGAGTACCGATGAGGTTTGCGAGGCTGTTTTGAGCTTCCTCGAGCTTTTGAGCAACCAAGCGGACAACCTGGTTGTCGTTCGATGCTTGGTTGACAGCCTTCTCAAGCTGGCTCACAACAACGCTCTGGACAACCGTGGCTGGTTCCCACTTCAGGTTCTTAACGTTGTCGGTGTTAGAAACAGCAAACTGCTCCATGTCGGTGATCGACTTACCAGTCGTGCTGTTCTTGGTTTGTGTAGGACTTTGAACCTTTGGCCCAGTCCACTTCTTGGTGTTGCTCATCACGCGAGCGGTCAAAACGTTCGAGTTGTTAACAAAGTCAACAACGCGAGGTAGAAACTCGTCCTTTGTGATGTTTTGCACTGTTTCTGAAAACTTCATTGCTTCCATCTCCTTATAGTTGTTACTAATCTGATTTTACGACACTATTGGTCGATAACCGTGGCTATTATTGGCCTAATTGCGCGTAAATGTTCTGCAATTTCAGCTTTGCGGCCTGTGGGCTATCTGTAGTGAGCGGCAACATAGACTTATAGCCTTGAATATCCTGGTTAGACAGAGCGCCACTGTCACCTGCTGCGCGGGCTAGGGCGACTGCTAGAGCTTGCTGGTTAGCCTCGTATGCCGATGCACCAGGGTTGAACATACCGAGTGTAGCGCTGTTCAAGAGGTTGTTTAGCACCCCTACAGGGCCTTGTGCACCGCCAGCTTGCTTATACATAGTCTCAATACTAGCTGCCTTCTTTGCTGCGTCAGCCTTCTTTTGGTCATCTTTCGACGTTTTACTGCTACTTGCCTTCTGCAACGCTGCGAGCTGTTTCTGGTTCATCGCGTCTTTTTTGTCGAGCTGCTCGAGCATTGAGGCGTAGAATTGTACGGCTTTCGGGTTGTTGTCTGCGGCTGCTGCCATGTAGGCTTGCTCAATCTGGTCACGGTCTTTACCGGCGAACTTCGATGGTTGCATCAACTGTTGCATAGCTTGGAGTTGTTGAGCTTGCTGTAATTCTTTCTGTTGAGCCTGAGCACCCTGCGCCCCGCCGATTTGTCCGGAATTTCCGGATAGTTGATCAGTGCCCTGCTGTTGGCCACCATTCATTTGACCTAATGCGAGAAGCCCCGCTCCAGCCAATGCTGCGTTTTTAGTGCCGTTAGCTATCTTGTCGCTGTTCTTAGATGCAAGCTGTAGCGCACGGCCACCCGTCTGGAGAGCTTTCCCTGTAGCTGCTGCTAGAGGCTTACCTACAACTTCCTCTGCCACCTGCGCGAGTGGGTTGTTGAACGATTGGCCGCCTACACCACCAGCGAGCGGTGCCATTTTCTGCTGTTTAGCGATCTGGCCCAATGTGACAAACGGTGATTGCATACTACGGAGTGTTGTGTAATCTACACCATCTCGTAGTTGTTTCACAATATCCTGCGTGAGACGGGGCGAAAGGTTAGCTCCTACGAGCGCCTCTGAAAGCTCCTGGATATTGTCTGGGTTGTTGTATACGTCCTTCGAGGCGGCGTTGATGCTCTTCTTCAGGTCGCCAGCATAATCACGTACAATCTTCCGAGCAGCATCTGCGCCCTTGCCTGTCATGTCGTACGCCTTACCCTCAAGCTCCTGAACAGCCTTATGTAGGTCGTAAATATCGGCTTCACCAATAGCTGCTGCACGATTCTCTCCACGCTCTGCTAGGCGCTCTGCTATCTTCCCCTGTGGCACATCATTAGCGGTGTTGATGATATTTGTGAGTGTCTTCTTCTGATGAGGCTCAAGAGCAATACTATTCTCGATAGCCTTCAGAGCCTTCGTACGGGCTTCATCTGGGACTAAGGCGCTAACCTGAGCGTTTTTAAGGGCGTTGTTGTTAAAGTTCGACAAGATACCCTCGTTGCCGGTCATGATATTCGCCAAATCTTCATACTGCCCGTCAGTAAAGCCGTACTTGTCTGCATACTTAATGGCGTCTGGGGCGCGCTGCAATACCTTCTTGTCTTTCACAGCACCAATGATCTGATTATTGCGTAGGTTGCTACCAGAATCTTCTACAGCCTCACCGATCTTATTCAGCTTAGATGCTAGAGTGTTGTTGTCTGCCAGCGCTTTGTTCGTAGCCCCTTCCACAGCATAGTTATCTGCAATATTTGGGTTTATAGGAGCGACTTTGTCCACACCATCTGTGAGCTGGCGTACAATGTCATTCTTAGGTGCCGCAGCAGCCTCTAGAACATCATCAACAGAAACCTTCGGTACAGCCGCCTCAACTACATCATCAGCTACGTTAGCCACCTTAGGTGCCGCAGCTTCCACCACCTCTGGAGCGGCACTAGCTACAGCCTTAGCTGCAATGTCATCTGCTTCATTCCGCATAAGATTATTGAGCACGCCGCTACCAGCTGAACGAGCAATGTCGTCACCGTAGTTACTAGCAAGCCGGGCGACAATGTCGTCGCCGTACTTTGCTGCCCCCTTAGAGAACAATTTATTTAATACTCCACCGAACATTAGAACATACCCCCTTGTCGTCGTTTATATAACTCATTTAGTGTGTTAGCTTGCTCGTCCTCATCCGGTACGCCTTGCTGTGGGTTGAGAGCGCCCATAAGCTGGGAACCGCCATACAGAGCACCGCCCCCGAGAGCGAGCTTACCTACTGCGCTCTTAGGTACGAGGCTACGCAAACCTTCTTGGTATAGTGCTCGTGACGGTAGAGCTTCCAACACTGCGGCAGAATCGCCTCCAGCACCGTTCACAGCCCGAGTGATAGCGTTTTGCCCACGGTTCTTGAGAAAGTTACCGCCAACCTTCATAGCGCCCGGTATAGCACCTCCCATGACGCCACCAAGTAGTGCACCATTCAGCGCGTCATCTGTCTCGCCCGTGCGAATCTTGTCTAGACCACCCATAGCAGCACCGGTAGCGGCTGAGCCAGGAATCGTGTATAGGGCCTTATTCACAGCGCCAAGCCCTTCAGCTACTTTACCGAGCTTAGCGGCCTTAGCGGCAGCGCCGATACCAGGCAGAGCGGTGAGCAGTGTCTCTCCAGCGGCAGCCAGGTCACTACCTACGTCACGATCCTTGTAGTTGCCTGTGGCTAGGTCGCTTACTGCACCGACTGTTTGAGCAATAGGGTTAAGAAAGGAACCAAGAAGACCGTCGCCAAATACATTGTTCTTTTGCTTCTTTTTCTGCTTTTCAAGTTCAGCGTTAGCATCACTGGCTGCTCCTTTCAGTTGTTCACTCTTACTGTCTAGAGATGACATTTGGCTTTTCCAGGCGTCATCAAACCCAGGAGTAGTCTTGCGCATGTCTGCAAGCAGACCAGCGTTGGCCGGATCGTTGTAGATACCATTGAGCTGCTCCTTGTAAAAGTCGTTAACCTTCTGGTTGATTTGCTGCTGATCAGCGGCGTCCTGGTATTTAGCCAACGCTTGATCCTTTGTTTTACCGAATAACCAATCAAACATACTTTATCTCCCCCACAGTGAGCCACCGCCGAATAGCGCGAGCGGCCCCCATTTAGCTACGTTACGGAAACCTTGCGAGAGGTTGTTCCCGATGTCGCCAAAGTAGTTATGGTTGTTAATACGGTTGTGATCAGCTTGCACACGGCCGAGGCGACTAGCTTCAGCACGAGCTGCGTTTTGAGCGGCTGCAATCTTCTCTTGCCAAGCACGAGCTGAGGCGTTAGAAGCGTCTTGTCGGTCAAGCATGTACTTCTGCAAACCAAAGTTAGCGGCATTAGCTGCTGCTTGTCGTGCGCTAGCCTGTTGTTCCTTCCATCGCTCAAGGGCCATCTTCTGCTGGTTAAGCTCCCAGTTGTCTCGTGCACCATAGATATTAGCGAGAGCGTTTTCATCTTGCTGGTACTGGCTGTAGGCACTGTTTCGCTGCCCGAGCAAGGTGTTCCAGATGCCCTGGAGGATGTTTGTCGTGTCTTCCTGGGTCTTGTAGTTGCCAGCCGCAACATTATTCACCTCATTCATCGCACGGTTGACTAACTCGTTGTAGTCGGTCGATGCGTTTTGGTAGTTGGTGTTGAGATAGTTCTGCGTATTCTGCATACTACCAAGCTGGCCCTGCAAAGCACGCTGCCTCTGAGCCTCTGTGAGGCCTGTGCCACCATATTGCTGCCGGATGCTCTCTGGCAGCTTGTTGATGGTAGTGTTGATTTGGTTTACTGCGTCACGAGCAGTGTGGTAAACGCCGCGAGCTTTGTTAATCTCGTCGGTATTCATGTACTTATCACGCGCTTGGTCGTAAATATCGCCATAAGTCCGCCTGTTTTGCAGGTGTGCGTCGTAGTTCGACTTGGCCTGGTCGGATTGGGCTTGGTAATTATTAAAAGCCGCTTTACTGGCGTTTTTCGTACCTTGTGCGTCTGCTATTCTTGCTCCAAAGTCCATAATTATTCTCCTTTACTCTAATTTAACACCGCTAGGCGTAGATAAGCCTGGCGTTACGAGTACTTGCGTTCCAATTCGCCGAACGAACCATTGCCGGCGCGGTAATTCTGGATAATGAGCTTTTTATTAGCCTCATCACGCATGTAACGCTCGTTAATTTCGGCTTTCTCGTTGATGAGGCGCTGCTGGGTAGCGATACCTCGCCACATATAGCTATTATCGATCGCGTTCATACGGGCAATATGAGCCTTCTCCTCTGCCATCTGGCGCTGCTGAAACCTGTATGTATCAATAGCAGATTGGACAGATAAGAGATTACGGTTGGCAACTGTTGTCATCTTGTCCCATGCCTTCACGTTCTGTAGCGAGGTTTGCCAGTCATTGTAGCGTCGTCTGATGCCGTCCCATATAGAGTCATAATGCTTGTTTGCCACGTCTATGGAGCGGCTGAAAGCGTCCTCAACGCGTTTCTGGTACGTATTGTTGGTTGTCATGTATGTAGCCTGGTACCCTGCCATCTGTTGGCTGAGGCCTCGTAGCTGTTGCTGCTTAGCTAGGTCTCGCTGAGCCTGTGTGATAGCTGTACCACCAAACTGCTGTCTAATAGACTCAGGCAGCTTGTCAATCATCGTCTTTGTGCGGTCTACGTTAGCCTTGGAGGCGTCTACATCAGCCTTGAGGTTGCGCAATTCGTCAGATTCCAGGTATTCTTTGCGACGTTTCTCAAACTCATCGCCGAAGTTCGGCATTGTAGACGTTGCGGCGTCGTAGGAAGCCTTTGCCGCGTCCGCTTCACGCTGAGCACGGTGCCAAGACTCGCGTGTTTGGTCCCTATATCGTGTTGCGTCTGCTAATCGTTGCTGAAAATCCATAATTACCTCACAAATATGTCATCTTTAGGGTCATAAGGGAAAATATAAAACGTAAAGTCAAACCAAGAGCCACTCAAGTCTGTCCATAGTTTTATAAATTGATGCACTGCGCTGGCCCCAGGCCCCCAACGCGATGAACGGTGTGAAACCAATGACCCGAGAGACATTCTAGCGTAGATATTCTCATTGTCGGCGAAAATACGCAGGTTTTTCCACCGCACAAAGTTGTTTGTGATGTTTCGGGTGTTGCCATTGCCGAGCGGCACAACAAAATCAAAAGCTTTACCCGATATAGGATCTATTAGCGCACGCCCCTGTGTCGGCATAAAAGGCACATCCTCTGAATAATAACCAGATCCAGGCGCTGCTGGCGTCACGAGCATGTTATACTCAACGGTAAAATTGCCATCAGCCTGAAACCAGCGAGCATACATGCGATTTACCAAGTGAGAGCGAGCCATAGACATGAATATAGGAACCTTTCCTTGCCCGTGCGGTACCTTGAGTATATCTACGTCCTGGAATTGCATGATAGGTACATTTGTCCACTCTCCCGAATAGTTGAAGTTCAGGTTTGGGTGGTTTGGTTCGTTGAAAATATGACTAGAGTTAGTTATGACAACACGTCTAGTGACGATCTGAGGCATCTTGTTGGTAACGTCTGAACCGAATATGGGGTACTTTGCATTGAATATCTCATACTTTGTAACAGGGTCTAGTACTTTTACCCCGTAATCGTAATTGCCATATCCATGATCGCTTCTGGTCATATGTATATTGTATCACTTGAGGGCGACACCATTGGTGAGCGCACAGCTACTAAGGCCCGTGCCGCCGATGGATCGTCTGCACCGTACGTGAGCTTATATGACCTGGTGCCAACGTCCATTGTTATCCACTTCTTTTGATCGCTGTTAGCTATCATACTCCACGCCATCACGGTGTTGCCGTTGCCAATATCTATCTTACTCTGCACAAAGCCATACGGTGTCACGTCAGTCATATCAAGCGTGTTGGGCACCCAGTACGTTATATCTCCAGCCTTATTGCCAAACTCTTTGTTCGTCTTCACCCCGAGTATCATCTGAGGTTGCAAGCGTAGATCTATACCAGCGTCCCCAAAAGCCAGTTCTTTGTTCTTCTCTATGAAGCCATACCGTGATGTTTTTATCCCGTAATCGTGTAGGTAGGCTATATGCTCTTTAGAGAACGACAACGGAGTAGCAATATACGGATACTCTATATCATCAGTAACAGGGGTGGGGCTACAGAAAATAAGGTTAATAGGGTTTCTCTCTCCTGTTGTCGTGTTGTAGAACGGTGGCACTGAGTTAATGTAATAGATGTATTGCTCATCAACATACCATGGAGACCCAGAGCCAAAATACGATGGATCAATAGGCATCATGAACGGCACATAACCTAACTCATGCCTCCACCTGAACTTGTAGATAGTAGAGAAGCCGGTATTCTTCGCCTCTAGAAACTCACCGCCAAAATTAGCGGTGTGTAATGCACCAGGAAGCGTATGCTGCGCGTTTATTCCTAATATGGCTAGTATCTTCGCTTGTAGTATAGGAAACGACGAGTTAAAGAGCAGCTTATTGTCTGGAGCGGTCTGTACATCATACCCAGGCATAGCAACCTTCAGGCCGTAGTCTCGCCTGTCTATCTTTACCACTAAAAAGCTCCTTTAGAGTACCCAAACATCGCTACAATACGCCCTGAGCGATCTTCAACCTTGATGAGCCCACGGAGCTGTGTGTCACCCCGTGTCTCCCCCGTACGCACCTGGCGTGGTGTAATCTGTTGCTGCTGCGCTATATTCCCCACTACAGTGTTGTCTATCTCTTCAAACTTCGTACTGAGCTTTGTCTCTTTAATCTGAGAAAACGACGTTTCAAGGCTAGCTGTGTTAGGGTTGTATACTGAGTCTGCCATTATAGTTTCATCTCCTCCCCGAGTGTTCGGGCGTTAAGTTGTACGGATACGATTGTAGGGGGCTCTGGCGTGGCGTCTGTAGTCGTTCCGTCAAAGCCAAACGTAATCTCTTTAAAACGCTTATTTATCTCCATGCGGACACTCACGTCGCCCTCTGTCGCTGTCTTCTGGCCATATACCCATGGTTTAGCGTCTATCTTGTACTTTGGACGGATAGTAGCGCCCTTAGGTAGTGCACGGAATGTCACCCCCATACGAAGGGCCTGCTTATCTGCCCATGGCACACCGCCATCATACATGAGTGACTGGTAGCTAAACTTTTTAGCTGGCCTACTGTTATTGTCTACAACAGCTAGATCGTAACGTGTACCGTTCCTTGTTTGCATCTGGTAGCTAAAGTATAACGTGTCTCCAAAGTTCCAACACCCACCAAGCTCATATGTCACGTCAGAGGTATTATAGTTCCCGCTTACCTCTGGCATATTGTACGAGTAGTAGAATGACTCTGGGTAGTTCTTATCCACTGCACCCCATGAATAGATACCGTGCCTCATCGTATAAAGACTGGTTTTACTTGGGAAGGCAAACAGCATGATGCCGCGTCTCACTGTCATACAGTGCGGATAAATATCAGTCGTGTCTCGTCGCTCTGAGTACTCGCTATGGCTATCATTGAGCGTACGCACTTTGGTGAGCTGTTTAGCCCCTGTGTATGCGTACATAGCACCGTCGATGATCGTGTAAGTAATGTTCTGGTAAGTGAATAGGCTCTTTGGCTCACCCATTGGCGTATCAATCTTAAAGTTCAGCCCGTCTGCAAACCCATCCCAAAAGCCGAGCATCCCCTCTTGGAAGGAGCGACCTGGTACTGTACTCACCTTCTCGCAACCTAATACGACATACTCGTCGTTACTAGTGAGCGTTGTCACCTCCATGCCGTTCTCTACAATCACACGGTGGCGGTTAAACTCGGTCTCGTCTACCTGTGTTAGTCCAGAAGGAAGCCAGTCGACTAGGTACTGATCGTTGCCAATAAATAGCTTGCTACCGCCCCAGTTGATGATTGGGTGGCTCTTACGTGTCGTACTGGTAAGCAGCGAGGCGAAATACTGGAAGTGTAGGCCATACATCTTATCCTGTTCATATGTTTCTACACGCCAGTTGCCGTCGCTAGCATACATGTGGATATGGTACTCCGTACCGAAGTTAGCGTAGTCACCAACCTTAGTCTCTGGGAAGTCGAAGTAAGTGATTTGTCCCGTCTGCACATCACTGGCATTTTTAGTAGCGTGAGCAATCTCTTTGTTCTGAGCATCATGCACGACAAGGTGCACTTGCCCACTACCCTTAGCATGGAATCGCACAGAGATACGCGTCATAGGCGATTGGTCTGGTAAGAAAATGCAGGTATTCTCCTCATTCTCGATAATAGAGGTAGGCAGCCCATCACTCTGAGCTTGGCCGTTGATACTACTCCACCGGTTCGTACCGCCACCAATCCACTTGCCATCACGGTCTTTTACGAGGATCTGGGCTACTGTAGGATACGAACTGGCCTTACCGGTAATAGTATCAATAAAAGACTGATTTGGTGACGTGGCGTTAGTGTACGCGTAGATACGGTCATTCCCGGTAATGTAGATAGCATCCTTTAATCTCCAGTAGGTGAGGTCTCCAAACGTTCCATCAGTCCAGCCTGGGAGAAAAGCTGCAACTGTAACGTCGTTGTTTACGTCGATCCTGTATAGTGTGCCAAACCTGTCAATTCCCCACCTTACACCGTCTGGGGTTTGCGTCATATTTACAATCAAGCCTCGTATATCACCGTCGCCTAAATTGCGAGCCCCAGGTAGTACAGAAAGCCGGCTCGGGTTCTTGCGCCCGTCCATACACTCTGAGTCGCCATAGCTATTCTTAATACCAATCTTCCCATCCGTGCCGAAACCACCATAAAACGACGTTTGGCTGATGATTGTATCGCCTGTGTTGCCTGCCGCCATTACCAGATACTCCTTACTGGATCAGTGATCCGTTCTCGCCCCATCATACTACTACCGCCCTGGACAAAACCAGAGCTTGTCGTGATACCGTACACTGTCTTGTACTCTTGCACCATGTTGTCAAACAATTGCTTGTACATATTGGCGCTGTCTAGATCTTTACGCATCAAAAAGTATTGCTGTGCGGCGTAATATACGGGCGCTTGGTGGTATTCCTCGGGGAATTGTGGGCATTGACCTATTTTGACTCGTGTTGTCGCTGTGAGGCCCTGATATGGCGTCTCAAGGCGTATCTCCCGAGCGTTTACAACCTTAGCTACCTTGTACCAGTTGCCGTCACTGCCATCTGTGACCTGTAGCCAACCATTATTCTCCATACTGCGCACAAAACTATCCTGTGAGGCTGTGACCCGCGGGCTATTCTCCGTAAGAGACACGCTAAACTCCTTGTCAGCCAGTCCTAAGTCCTGCATACGGGGCTCAAACGTCACAATCATGCCGCTTGGTACATCCTCTGCTGGTGTCGGGAACAATTCCATCTCTGTACCATTCTTGATGATGAAACATTCAGGCCTTCCAGTGGATTGCCCGCTCGTGATTTTGTGCCATTCCTCGATATTGTGCACTGGAGTGATAGGATAGTAGTTATCTCCGTCCTTTATACGTACGTCTACAACCCGTACCATGTCCCTTGGGAAGCGATACAGTGATTTGCCCTGGATTAGGTTAGTCTCACGCTCCTGGCGCACCCAGTAACGTCTCACGGCGTTTTGGAATAGCTTTATCCCTGTGTTTATATCTGATACGGCTTTGCGTACCTCTGTGATGTTGTCCTCATCTACGTTGATGAGGCTAATCACATCTTGTTTTAATTGCGAAAATGTCAGCATGTCTTATTCTCCTTTACTCTAATCATACACTACACGCCGCCACTCTTGCTCATCTCTCGTGGTAGATACCGGTTTTCTCCACTGTGACGTGTCCTCTTTGCGGTTATTGCGCCAAACTTGGTCATCGCTACGGTAATATTGATGGTTTCGCCACGCTCCGGTAGTCTCGCTGGTGTATGGTAGCTTGCGCCACTCGTGCTCTATCTCGGTTTGTGGAGTTTTCCATACGTCAGGGTTGATTTGTACACGTTTAAAGCGAATAAGTGGCGTCGTGGTGCGGATACGAGCCGTTACAGGACCTACATAAAACGTATATCGCTCAACATCCTTAAATATGATAGTCGGCTGTGGTATCTCAATACGTGCTACAGTCCCATCAGCTATAATGGCGTGCTTTGAACTGAAGGTAATCGACGGTAGATTGGTTGTTATTCTGGCTTTCGTTGTGCCACCAACAACATTTACATTGGGCGGTGCTTTGTAGTTTAGCGTCGGCTGGCTTATTTTGACTCTCGCTACCTCTGTTGAGGGTAAAATATAGAGTTTACCGGGCTCTTTGTATGTTACTTTTGGTAGCTTGATGGCGACCCACGGGAAGCCTCTGTTGCCTCGGAGGGAATATCTATGAGATAACGCCGGCTGCTTGATAGTTACTTTGGCTGTTGATGTGTCGCCGACAACATCGTAGTTCGCCTTGGCTTTCATAGGGACATATGCACCGCCAGCCGGGAAGCCGCCTAGCGGCCCAGCTATAAACCCCGTATTATCTAGCTGCTTTGACGCTACAGACGCTGGCGTTAAGTCTTGCATCGACGGAGCGGACGAGCTATTAAAGCCAAATGATATAAAACGGTAGTCCACCGAACCACCGCCGTGGGTGAATACGCCGTTTCGCTTCCTGTCTTGGCTGCCCTGCACAGATGAATCGCTTAGCACTATCTGCCATCCAGGTTCACTATCAGCTGATGGCCACACCTTTGCCTTTATAATACTGCCGGTAACACTAAATCTAGCACAGTAATCATTTGTGTGTTTGTAATACGGAAGAGGAAAGCTAGACAGTTTTTTAATACCGTTCTCGAGCCAAAGCGAGTAGCCGGAAGCGGCCGACTGGTCGGGGATTATCGATAGCGTGTATCCCGAAGGCTCACTACCCCTAACAGACGGGTCTTTCCACCGCATGGCGAATATCCCCATCAACCCGTCGGCGCCCGCAAGTGGCAGGGTATTGAACACGGCATACAACTCACCATCTATGGAATCGAACGGAATATATCCGGCAAACCGGTCGTTGTCGGTACCGTCGCTGGCCCGGCGCAGCTTCAACACTTGGTTATCTACTATTGATAGTGTTCCGTTGTGTATCAACTCCCCTGTCCAGTTTTTTAGCCCGTCTCTTGCCGGAAAATAAAGAGCTGTGGACACTACATCACCTCGCTACAACTTCAAAGTTTACTACAATAAATGGAGGGTTATTCGAGTTTGTGTATCCAAACACCGGGGTGAAGTGATTCCATCTACTGCCCTCATTCTCTTGGCTGTCTCTCGAGTTGATCGAGTACTTATAATTCGGGCGTGTGCCGCCGGCCGGCATAGTTGCATCCAACGCTGCGTAACCTATACGCTTAGCGTCGTCGTGGGTAGCGCCAATAGCCGCACGGACGTCGCCTGTGCCAAAACCGACTCCAGCTCCAGTGTAGGTAGACATGCCATGTTTGTGGTCTATCTCCCCACCAGACTCACCGAGAGTACTACCCGTACCGGACGGCGCTTTCCCCAGTGGAAATTTTTGCCGCATATTTTTTAATGTGATAATTCCGCCACTAACACTTCCTAGTGCCGGATTATACCTTATGTGCTCAGCTAACAGAGAGTAATCCTCTTCTTGGTACTGGCCACCATCCATAAACAACCGACCATAGGCCGGGCTATTATTCATTGTCATGATAATATCACCAACCTTGAGTGTTCTCTCGCCATATACTGATATGTAGATAAGCGCGCCAGCCTGAAATGACTTTGCTATCGTGCGCCGAGCGCCACGCTCTACTGTGAATATGTTGTTTGCGCGAGCCTTCACTAGGACTATCTCCGAGTTTTCAGTACTGGGGAATGCATTGGTGGGGGTAATAGTTGCGTAGTAATAGCCAGATACCGGAAAGTCATTAGCGCTTTTAACGGGTATAGTTGTTTGTGTCGTGTTTATATTGCTAGTTAATACTGCTGATGCTAGATTCTCGTTCATTTACCAACTCCTATCAGTTCCACCTTCCCATTCTATTTTCTTGCCAGCTGTGCCGTCCTGGTCTATTTCTTGTATGTAGCAGTTATGACCTACGTCGTATCGTTTCATGATCCGTTCGACGCCTTTTTTCGTGAACAGTGAGTCCATGCTCTCATTCCCTATAGTCTTAACACCGCTACCATCCTCAAGTTCTTTCAACGACCACCAACTAGTGCGCCCGTCCTTCGGTGAATATAGGACACCTCTCGACTGGCTACCCTTATTGGCCGCTAAGTAGCCAATATGATCAACTATCTCGCGGAAATACTTACCGGCAGTAGCGTTTAGAAATTCAGATGATACCCAATACCGCTGCTGGTCATCCAGCTCAAAATGAGCGACCTCTGGACCATACATTCTATGAATATGGCAAACCGCGAAGCTAAACCATACACGAAAACCAAGCTCCTCTGCTATGTCTGCGATGCGCCGTACTCTTTTATTGTTCTCCATACTACGCCACCTCTGCCTTCAGTTCGATACCAGATATATCAGCCTTACCGTTCTGAGCAACAGCTTGGCTTGTAACATCAACAACCATGATTAGATCGCTACCGCCAGTGCGAACAAGCGCTACGTGGTTGACTGTACCACTTTTATCTATAGGTATGTCTGTGACATTTGGCAAGGAAACCTTCTTTTCACCACTAGCTGGGAATGAAATACTACCGAGCGAATAAGCTTTGCCACCGATCTTATTAGCTTGTGCCGCGCTATAGTTCTCTACGTAAGTAGATAGCAGCCAAATCTGATCCGCCGTCTTTACCTTATTGAGCAAGGCGTTCCAAGCATCATTGTTGATCCATTTTGTCATAGTATTTTCTCCGTTTAATTCTACCTCTCATTATACACGTACATAACAAAAACCAGCCCTCACCAAGATAGCTTGGTAGGCTGGTCGTGCACCTCTATAATAACACAGCACCCCTGGCTTTTGACCAAGGGTGCTATGCATAACCACAGTAAATTAATTAATTATACTTGTACAGTCGCTCACACGGCGTCCGGACTCCGGATCACGCTGCATAAAGCATTATACTCCTACTAGATCAAATAGGCAACAGTAATTCATCAAATTCCCCGACAGTATTTACACCAGAGAAACCAACAAACTCTTTAGATAGCAAAACAGGCTGGGCGCTTACGATCTTGTACTCTGTAAAGTACACTTTGCCAGTCGGGGCAGTGATGTACGCGTCCCCATCCTTCTCGAACGTCACCACTGTTGTCTGGCCATTCTTAGTCACAGACATGCGATTAATATACAGCCCACGACTCGCCCCCCGTGGTATATACCGTGGCTTTATTACTTTCTGAAAATCCTCGGGTGGGGTGATGGTCACCTCGCCGTTTCTCCACTCGATCATTAAGCTATCTTGCATACGCTAATATTATAACCCCCAGGATACCTAGGGGTCAATAATACAACAGCTGATTATGAGCTATTTGGTTGCGCCAGCTTTAGCAGCCACAGTCACAAGACCAGCAGCCTGGAGGCCGAAGGCAATACCTTCGTAGACAGTCTTGTCAGTAAAGACAAAGTGCCCGGTCACAAAGTAGTAACCAATGCCTGCTGCGATAGCGAGGAACACCTTAGCGATGCCGCCCCACTCCTTCTTGTTGAACATGTCGAACAGCTTTACGATTGCTGGTACGATGAGAACGTTTAGTGCTTCCATTTTACTTCTCCTTTATTTTTTAAACAAACCTGTGATAGCGTCTAGAATCGCCTGTAGGATACGTCGAATATCTCCAAGGATAGTTGTAGTGTCCTCTGCCTTTGGCGCTTCCTGAGGTGCTTCTGCGGCCCTCTCCTGCGGTTTCTCTGGCTCTGTCGGTGGCTCTGGGTCTACATGCTGAATCTCTGGCGTTGGTGCGTTCTTGATGCGCTGCAATTCCTTGTACTCATCACTACGGCGTAGGTCATCTGCTACCATACCCCAGCTCCAGCCGTTACGGATCTGATTCCGGTAATGCTCAATGCCAGCCTCGTCTGCATCACGCTCAAGCACTTCCCGGTAGAGGCGCTGAATCTCGTTAGTCTCACTGTCGTAGGCTGCTCGTAGCTCATTATTACGTGCGTTACGTCGCTCTGCCACAGCCTTACCTTCTGCGCTGTTAGCCAAGTCCTCACGGATCTGATCCCAGTTCCAGCCCTTGTCGATCTGAGATAGGTAGTGACCAATAGCGTTTTCGTCTACGTTGCGGTCAAGAATCTGCTGGTACAAGCCATTGAGATAGTTAATCTCGTCAGTCCGGTCGCGCTGCACGGTCTGGCCAGCCTTCTCACGAGCCATACGATCGATACGGCCAAGGTCATAGTTGCCAGGGCAGCTTGTGCTCGTCCATGAGTTATGCGGGCGGAGTGGTAGGTCTCCGTAAGTTTTACGTAGCTCTGCTACCAGTTCAGCAATAACGTCATAGTCCTCATCACGACACCGTGGATCGCATTCGATACCAATGCTCGTCTGGTTGCCTACCCAGTTGCCTGCGTGCCAAGCGATGTTAGCAGGGTCTACAATACAGGCTACACGCCGGTCTGTACCCGTAACGACGTAGTGAGCGCTTACCTGCGCTGCTGGGTTGCACAGCCAGGCTGTGACACCCTCAAACGTAGGGTTCTGGTTAGGATCCCCCCACCAGTGGATTGTGATACTGCTGATGTTGTTGCCTTGCCGGCCAGCAGTGTAGTTTGGCGAGTCATACTGCGTAATGTAGTTGTACGCCATTTATACCTCCTTAAATATTAATACAGTTACTGTCACCAGCGATCTTGTATAGCCTACGGTACGCGGTGTTTACTTCACCTTCGTACTTCCATGCTACCCATGATGTTTGGTTACCTGAATTGTCCTTGATGTTGACACATGATAGCTGTGGAGACGCGCCGTCTTTGCCGTCCTTACCGTCTTTGCCATCAACACCATTGATGCCATTAGCTCCTGCCGCTCCTGTAGCCCCTGTCGCACCCGTAGCGCCTTTATCTCCCCTACACAGTCCTGCTGCACAGTATTTAGCCACAGCAGTCGCTATTTGCTCGTCTGATGCGTTCTTACCGTTCGTACCGTTACATATACCACCTGAGCAATAAGCAGCAACAGCACTCATTACCTGGGCGCTCGTGGGGTTATCTGAACATTTGTTGGTGAGACAGTACGTCTTGATGGCTAATGCTATCTCTGAGTTAGTTGGTGTCTTGCCATCAGCGCCATCTTTACCGTTAGAGCCTACGATAGAGCCTACATTGCGTGCCTCTCCGTCTGAATAAGTGAGTACAAGGTTGCCGTCCTTGTCTATTTGAGCGTTAGTGATGTTTGTAATGGGTTTTTCTACCTTCGTGCCGCCAGATATGGTCACTGCTTGGCCTGGTTTGAGCGTAAATACCTTGTAGATAGTGTAGCCACTGAATAAAAGGCTTAAAATCATCATGATTGATAGGATTTTTAGTAGTGTTTCTCTTTTAAACCATCGAATGACACGATTCTTTCTCATCTTAGCAACCCTCCCCTGCTGTTGGACAGCAATGCAATGACAATTGGCACAAATGAGGTGATAACTGCACCCACAACTAGGCGAAATAGCCATTTGTTACGGTCTTTAGCCTCTGCTGAGTCTGTCTCAAGGTCTTTGAGGCGTGATTCTATGTCTTTTTTGTATATTTCTAACGCGTAGATAGGCACAAAGTCATTTTCTTTGCGCAATTCATGCTTGGTGATGGCGTCATCGATAATCTCTTTGACTTGCCATTTGTTTAGAGGTTTGTCATCCATACAGTTTGTCTCTTTCAGGCGAAAACCCGCCCAGTTATTCTCCTTCTTTAGAGATTATACCCCGGGCGGGCTACAGATAGGGTTGCTATTTACTCGCTAAACCCTAGATCTTCCTCTTTACTTTCCGCTTTAGCTTGACGGCCACGTCGTGCTGGCTTCTCTGCCTCTTCCTTTGCGGTATCCTTAGTGCCAGTCGTGTACTGAGCTGGGCCGCGGTACGCTTCGTTGAGCCACTTAGTGCGAGCTTGTACGTCTGCAAGCATACGAGCGCCATCAGAGCTGCTGTACTGGGCGTACTCTTTCCACATGTGCTCGAGAGCCATGTAGGCGAGCCAGCCTGGCACAACCTTCTCTTCACCTGCGTGGATGAGGAAAGCGCGTTGCTTGCCACGGATAGTGGTGTTAGTGTACTCGTTAGGCTGGATGTGCTCCTCGTCATCAATGTGCATATACGCAAAACCTGATGGATACGGCGCGTTGTTCTTAATCACCACCATATCGTTTGGCTTAAACATGCCGTATACAATGTCACGGAACGTCTCGCCGTCTACAGCCTGAGTTGTTACGCTGTTACCAAGGATTTGATCCTCGGTCAGCCCTTGATTGATTTGATCCAGATTCATCTATTTTCTCCTTTCACTTTATAGTTGATCTGCGTAGTAATCTGCAATGTCAGTTAGACTAACATTCTTCCCAAAAGCCTTATGGTTGTACTCTGGGCGATTGGCTGATGTTGTTTTATTTGCTACACGGCTAGCAGTTTTCTCCCGTGATTTGTCCTGGCTAGAACGTCGCTTGTCGTCCTCTGTCTCAAACTCTTTTGGGTTCTTAGCCTTGTAGATGAGGCCAGCTGTGTATGAGCTGATGTTCTCACCCTTGTGCTTGCGGTTGTACTCATCGCGAAAGTCAAGGATCTTGTTGACTAGCTGCACACTAGGATCACTGTTAAATTCCTCTGTACCTGGCTTAGCCTTGATCTTTGGGACGATACCATCATCCTGGAGGCGATCCACATCAGCAATAATAGCATCAAGCTCTGCCTTTTCCTTCTCTGCCTTGGTCGTCTGCTCACGATCAGAGGTGATCTTGTTCATGAGCTTCTCTGCCTTGGAGCTTTGGGCGCTCATAGCACTGTAGAACTGAGCCTCTGCCTTCTTATTGGCAAACTCAAAGTCGTCAGGCAGCTGTGTGGGCAGTTTGATAGACAGCTCCTCGCCGTCCTTGCCCTTCACAGTGATGTAATCAAGGCTGTTGTAGATGAACTTCTCCTCTGGTGAGGACTTGTTCCAAAGCTTCTCGTCAATCTCATCTGGGCGCTCTTCCCATGGCTGAGGTTTGTCGTCTTTTTTGGGCTCTTCCTTTTTGTTTTCTGCCACCTTAAGGCCGCGACGCTCAAGCTCCTTTAGAAACTCTTCGTCAGATAAGCCTTGTGTTTTCGGCTCTTCCTTTGATTCTCCAGATTCTTCTTTGTCTGATTCATCCTCTGGAGTCTCTTCCGACTCGTCGTCTTGCGTTTCGGTGGTGTCTTCACCCTCACCGTTCTTTTCCTCCTCTGTGGTAGGGTTGTCTTGTTGTTCCTTTACCTCGTCAGTCGTTTCCTTGTCGTCCTGGTCTTGGGCTTCTGCCTTCTCAACCAGCGCGTCAAAGTCCATCTCTGATAGGTCTGTGTTAGATGATGCCAATGTAAACACCTCCATTATGTTTGATATATACCTAGATTATATCTAAATGGAGGTGGTTATGTCTATAGCCCGAGGCCGGAGAGGATACCGCTTGTGCCTTGATCCTGTACGCCGCCTAGGTCACCTACAGGCTGTGCTGGCTGCTCAGGGATGGGTTGACCATCTACTGGTGGCTGCTGGCCTTGCATCGCTTCTGGTGGCATCTGAGAGGGGTCTACGGGCATTGGTGGCTGAGGCTCTGGAATCTCTGGGCTTGTAGGGATAGTTGGGTCTACGAGTAGGCCTTGGTCGCTAGCTTGTTGGAGCTTCTCACGCTGGCTGAGACTTAGCACCTCTTGGTCAATGTGAGCCAGGAGCTTCTGCTGGAGCTTCGGGTTAGCCATGAGGAACTTGTCTGTCTGGAGTTGCTTATTGTGAGCTAGGATATGCTGCGGTGTCACGTCATCACGTGGCTTAGCGTCGAAACCGTTCATGATGACTGCAAAGTCAATGTAGGCTTCCTCATCTTGTACCTCACTGCGCACCTCATCCACGAGCATGTTCGGATCAGTCTTGAACTTAACCAGGCTCTCGTAACGCTCACTAGAGTCCTTAAGGCCAAGATCCTTAAACAGGTTGTATGGATCAATCACACCAAGCTCTGCCAGCTTCACTGCGATGTTCTCACGTCGGCTCTTGTCCATACTCACGGTGCTACCTGGTGACACAGCGATCACAGCGTTGTCTGGGATAGTCTCACGAGATAGCTCTACATGGATGAAGTTGCCATCAGTGTCACGGCCAGAGATTTTGTGGTTCTTGCTGTAGTACACCTTCATCATCTGAACGAGCAACTTAAAGTAGCGATCAAGCATGTTATCAATCTCACGCACAATCTCATCCTGCCGGCCAGAGGCTTGGCTCTGCATCATCTGTGCTTCACCGAGTGTACCAACGTCACGCTTCGAGTCATCGCCACGGAACTGAGAAGGCGTACCAAGGATGTTGTGGATGCTGTTCTTAATGTCCTCTTTGTCTTGTAGTACGTAGTTAGGTAGCAAGTGGGCTGGAATTTCACCATATGCGTTGCTGAGAGGCTCGTCCTCACGAATATCGAGCACAACAGACTGATTAGGCTTGCCTGTGAGCTTCTTGGCGTCATCCTCTGAGATAGCTCCGGCACGGAACACCTTAATGCTGTTAGCTGTGTCTGCGTTGTCAATGATCTGGCGACCACGACGGTTGAGGATGTTCTGGAGAGGAATGGCCTGCTCGATAGGTGATGTTTGGTCGATCATATGGCTACCATCGTTCAGGTAATTGCAGAAGGCGTACGGCTTGGTGGGCTTGTCTGTGTAGTTACAGATAGCAACACCCTTGTTGTCGTACTCGTACATAGGGCTGAGCTTCTTATCTAAGATAAGGTTGTTGAAATACCAAGCGACACACTCACGTGGTTCACCAGTGGTAGTATCTGTAAACCAAATCTCGTTGTAGGCCACAACAGTGCTGAGGAGCTTCTGGGTCTTGCGCACAAAGCCAAGCTCATTCATAATCTCCTTCTCTTTCTCTGGGAATTTAGACATGAGAATATCTACAGTGTCCTCACATACCTCGCAGATAAAGCGTGGCTCCTCATCTAGCTCTGCGTTACGATCAAGAATAACCTTCTCTGGGTTGAGCGCCCTCGCTTCAATCTCCTTGCTGAATGGGTTATACATGAGCTTGATTACGCCAACACGCTTCAGGGCGAGGTTCTTGGCTGCTACCTTGATCTTGCGTGAGAGACGTACCTTCTGGCTGTGAAGGTCTACAGCGCTTTCTAGACGTGCTGCGAGCGTCTTGCTAGCTGGAGAGTCATCACCTGGAGTAATCTCACACCCTGGGTCACGAGCTGAGACATAGGCTATAACAGCTTGAATACCAACGAATAGCTGGTTATCGCGGTAGTCTGCCTGGTGGTAGTAAAGCCTGTCGTTGTCCTGTTTGCCTAGGTAGTAGCGCTCATTCTGTGCCCGTACGTTGCGTAGGTTGAAACCGCTTCTGCTATTCCAGTAAGCTTCTGAGTCGTTTACCCAATACTTGAAACGCCGTACAAGCGTAGCGTCATCTACTTCATCAATAGATAGGGCATCACGCTCATCAATCACACCAGTGCTGGTTGTTATGTCGTCTACCCTTGGGTCTTTAAATACTTTGTCTTCGTCATGCATGCTATGTCTCCTGTTTGTCTCTATCATACAGCAAATAGAGTGAGAGAGACTAGCCTTTATGTGAGCTTATCTGTCTCTACCGCTGTTGCAATATCAATTCCAATGTCTTTTGCCTCTACTCTGCCGCCTGGGTTTATGGTAAATGACTGCTTGGTGAGCTTGTTGATTCTCTTTGCTTCATTCACCAGGAACCCATACTCGCGGTTGGCTGTCATGAGCGTGTACATGAGAGAGTCTAGAGCGTGGTCTACGTTGTTAGGGTCAAGCTCCTCACCGCCAGACTCCTTGGCGTAGATGATGGTAGGTAGCGTGTCTATGAGGTATGAGCAGTATTTGCTGAATATCAGGCCAGGTTTGCCATCCGATTTGTTAGCGAAAGCACTGTGAATCATCTGCACTGCTGCCTGTTTCCTATCTTTCATGAGCTTATCAGCCCGTACGATGCGTGGACGCTTCTCATCTGGGGCAAGACGGGCAAATGTATCATTGAGCACCTTAGCGATCGTCTCAGAGCCTCCCAGGTGGCTGTAAGCGTCATGTGGTAGTGCTATCAAGTCTACCGGGTCTTTGAGATACATCTCCACAATCCTCTCGCACCACCACTCTTTAGGCTTGTGGTTACCGTGTAGCTCACGGTAGATAAACGCTCTGTTCTCTTTCTCTGTGATGTTGTCGAACATAGCCCACAGTAGTACACACTCGTCGTTGTAGCCCCAGTCCATGCCCATGACACGGTAATTGCTGTCAAATGCTTCTTTTGTAACACCCCACTCACTGAACTTGGCGTAGGTATGCTTACTCTGCCGAAACTCCTCAAACACAGCGCCAAACTGAATGTCCCAGTCACCAAAACGCCAGGCACGATACAGCTCTGGGTCTGAGTCTTGGAGAGAGTCGAGGTACTTCACGTAATCTGGGTCATTCTCGAGCAAGAATGGGTTAGAGTCAATCGTGGCTGGGATATAGGCTCTCCAGATACCTGTACGCTTATCTATAACGATTTGCCAGTGTGTGACTTGTTTCTTGCCGTATATGTCTACCCAAGGATACTCCATCTTGAGCACTTCTGCCCTGTCTGGGTCTGGTGCTACGAAACGTTTCTTCACCCAGCCCATGCCAGCGCCACCTGGGTTGGTAGTAGCGAATACCTGAGGGTATAGGTCTTTGTACTTGCTACGAGCAGAGCTAATGAGCTTCTCATAACGTCCCTCGTCTGGTATCTGAGTTAGCTCCTCGATATTGATACGGCAGTACTCATGCCCTTGATACTTTGTGTAAGCTTCAGCGTCGTGAAGGTGTCCACCAATGACACGGCCACAGCCTTTAGCGGAGAGCACCATAGGATTGCGGCGTAGCTTAGCTCCAAATGGCTGGAGAGCTGCTACAGCACGCTCCTCAAAGTCCGCTAGGTCTCCTGCGTCTTTACGAATGACGAGCTGGCGGGCTCTAGTGTCGCCAAAGCGATCGCCAATAGTAGCAATAGACACATCTGTCTTGCCTCCACCACGAGAACCACCAAATAATATCTCACGGAATCTCTTATCTCGTGATAACGCTATAGCGAGCTGCTGAGGGCCTGGTAATGGTAGCCAATAGCCCTTTTCTCGCAGCTCATCATACTTTGCTTTGTTTAGAACGGGCCAATGCGACTTGCTCATCGATCCAATCCGTTGGTAGTGTTGGTATAATAAAGCCTCTCATGATAGTTTTCATATCATCGCTGGCGTCGATAGATATATCCTGCTTGGCCTTGCCTTCTGTGCGGTCTGCTACCTCTTTAGCTTCTGCTAAGCCTTCAGAGTCTCCCTTGTAGGCGCGCTTAACACGTACGAGAGCTGTCTTTTGGAACGGAGTAAGCTCATCGCCCTTTTTCTCAAATTCTTCAAGCTCCTTGAGGGTCATACGGCCTAGCTTGTTATACCAGTACGAGATGCTGGTGTCTTTTGACCAGCGACCACCCGCTCCGTTTTGTGGATTATCGCCAAAACCGCCCTTGCCAGTAGGGTTGTTATTCATGCCCGGTGGAGCGTTGTATTTCCTTTTTGGTCTGCCTAGCTTATCTGCAGACTTGCTAGAAGATGATTTAGCCATGCACTCATTATAAGCATTTCCCTTATGAATGACAAGAGGAGAGGCCTCGCAAACCTCTCCTAGTGTGTGTTTTTGTGTGTTTGTGTCTATCTCTGCTGTACTACCCACAGCACCATAGCTATAGTAAAGAGCCAAACGAATAGTTTAAATAGACTGTGGGCTATATTGGTATCGTTATTCTCTGTCTTTTCTTGTTTAATAATCCTATAGTCATATACTGCTTCTTTGTCTTTTAGCAGATTAGTGATAGCTGTACCATTATCTAATGCTGTAGTAGTATAGATACTCCATTTATCACTAGGGTTGTGCTTGTAGAGTAGGTGGTAGTGGTACATTAGATTATTCCTCCTTTTCCTGGGTGTCTGTTTATGAGCCGGTAGCGCTGGTAGGCTTGATCATGTAAAGCGAGGCTTGAGGTGGCGTCTGTGTGTCGGGTGACGAATGGTTCAGAGAGTGCTTTATCTAGAAGATGCACATCTTTTACTGATAGGTTCTCTGTGCCGTCTGGGTCGAACTTCAGCTTTAAGGCGTAGATTGCCTCGTCTTGGTTGTTAGCTTTTACTATGCGGGATAGTGTGCCTTTGATGCTTTTACGGCGGTAGACGATCATGTATGGTTTCATTTTAGTCATCCTCTCCTACACGCTCTACGTTGATGATACGGTAGCTGTATGGTTTGCATCGATTACGCTCGAGGTTACGGAGTGCGACACGAGCATTTTCTGCTACTGTCTTATATTCCTCTTTTTGGCTTCGGCTGAGCCTTTTGTACTCGATTGTGTATAGATACATTGTTAGTTCTCCTTTTCTCGCTTGGTTAGTGGTTCGTATGCTTTCTTGAGTTGCTTGCTATCCATTGCTAGCTCGATGTTGCTGAGGGCTTTGTCGAGGTATTCGGTTGCGTTGTTGATGTAGTATTTGTCGTCTACAAACTCTCGGAGGAGGTTGAGACGGTACCTCATGTCTTTTAGCTCCCACGACTCCTGATAGAGTTTCTTTCTTACTTTCCAGTTTTGCATCGCTCCTCCTAGAAATTCTTGTACTCTACTACTGATACATCTGATGAGCCGTTGCTAAGCTCTGTGACACGGAGTAGACTCACTTTCATAAACTCGTCTAGGTCTGCTGCTGCGACTGCGTAGCCAAATTCATCGAGAGCTTCGTCCTCTGTGCTAATATCAGATGATTCCTGGTTGTTCTGGCACTCATACTCACTGATGAGCGGATCCCATACGTATACCTCTCCGAGCCTTGTCGTGGCTTCAATGGTGTAGTGTGTGTAGATTGACATTGTGGCTTCTCCTCTTTGCCTTATGTTTATGTTTGTATTGTACATCTTATTGTTGAGGGATGCAATAGATTTTAGCTATTTTCTCAGGTAGAATTTACAACATGTATAGACAAAGTTAAACCCCACCGAGGAGATGGTGGGGTGTTACATGGAACACAGTTACCGAGACAGCACATTTCGTGCTATTGTTGAGGGTTGTCTCGTGGTCTTGCCGGGTAACTGGGAAAACTGTTCCATGGGAAGAAAGGTATTGTGTGTCTGTGCCTAACCACGTAACAAGGAGGAACCAGGCACAGATACTATAGTTGTAGTTAGAAAGATTCTACACCACTGCTACAAAATGTGCTATGAAAGTATTACCTCCATCTACCATTCATTATACTCTTTTCGGATTTTATTTGCAATTTCTTTACAGCTCATTTTGCCTGATTTTACGTTATCAAAATCACGCTGGAGCATGGTGAGCTTATTCTCGCCTACCTCCTCTAGAAACTCTGTAACACGTCCTTCGATGTTGCAAATGTCTCCGTATAGGCGAATGTCTTTCTCTATGCGCTCAAGGATAACTTGAGTCGCTGGGTTTTTAGGAAGGTGACATTTGATACCAGCCATGACAAATTGTAATGTCTCTTCTGATTCTCGTAGGTCTTGTTTAGTCTTCTGTGTCTTGTATATCATTCTCTAGTTCCTTTAATACTTTATTCTGTAGATTCCATGTGAGTCGAGAGAGGCTGTATAGCTTGTTGCTAATACGCTCAATCTCTTCCCTTGTTTCTCTTGAGAGTTTAGACAATTCTGCAATCTCACGTAGTTTTGCTGATGTTGTCTTCATGCTTAATCTAGCTGTACCAATATCTATCATGATTGACTCTGTTGATCGCTCACTCTGGGTAAATTGCCGCTCTTTGAGTGTGTGCCACGTGCCATCGGTACCCATCTTCTCGTTGATTGAAACACACGATATATCATCAGGGCTTGATTCGTCTATCGCTCTTCGGTATTCCCTGAGTGCTTCTGTGTATTGGTAGTATCTATTTGTTGGTATTTCTTTGAATGTGAATAGGCTCAGTGTCGGTTCCCAATACTGCCACACACCGTCGCGACGTATAGCTATCACTCTATAGATTCTCTCCATCCTTCTCCTCTAAAATTAATTGGATAATCCGTTCTCGTGCGTTGTAAACCATAATATCCTCAATTACCTTTGTATCGCTTTCTAGATATTGATATGTAATATCTGCTAACATACTAAACTCCCGTTGTTAGGTAGACTAGTCCTGATAGAGCTAGATATACCGAATATAGCAAGCTAAGGAATAGTACAGATAGGAATACTGTAGTGATAAAATCCATCCATAGTTTTCGTAATACGCTAGCCTGGCGGTATTCGTAGGTTTCGTGTAACCCTTCGATTGCTGTAGTGAACATTGTTATTCTCCTCTTTCTGCCCACCATTATTGTTGATTGTGTTCGTGTGTTTATTTTACTGTACTCATCAACCAGCGCTGCCAGAGAGCCTTCATGTTGCGTGCCCAGCTGTTCTTGATCCGAAATGCGTACCAGTCGTGGTGCATCTGCTCGATCATGCCCTCGTTTTCCATCTGCTCGAGTTTGTAAGTTACGTTGTCCATTGTTGTGTTCCTTCCTTTCCTTTGGTTATGTTTCTACTATACACCTCGTTGCTTACGATTGCAATACTTTTTTACGATTTTTTCGAGTCTTTTTTACAACGTTTAGATGAGGGCCAACTGGTATCCATTTGTCATCTTGCCAGAGGTATAGGGTTAGATCATTTTTGTGACAATACATTGTGCGAAGTAAGCTTGGATTTGCTTGAATGGCTAATGATACAACTCTCGCGCCAAGACGTTGCTCAGCGCGAGTTAGTGGGCTATTCTTCATATTCTAGGGCTCCTATAGACTCAAGGTCTTCATCTGGTGTATGTGGCTTCTGGCGTACTTTTGTTTCTGCGTATATGTCTTTGTCGTCTGGATCGTCTAGGGCGGCCTCGCTACTAGAGATGCCCGTTACTGGTGGTAGGTTGTCCATTAGGCGTCGCTCCTCATATAGCTATCAATGAATTGCTGGCGAGCTTCCTTATCCCCCATGAGCTTAAAGTCGTGACCGCAGTGTTCTCGCCATGCTTTAGCTGCTTCAGCTTCTGGGCCTGTGCTGCGGTTGTCTTTCTGATCGCCCATGGCTAGGCGTTGCTCTGGCGGGAGTGTAGTATCATCCTTGACCATTTTCATGTGCTGCACTGCGCCCTTGGCGAACATTTCAGTTGTGCCATCTGCCATCTTTACTGGCATAAGGTTGAAAAACTCAACCATACGTTTCACCTCTTGTTGGGTATTACCCTCAATGGTATGTACCGTTCCATCATAGGTGGTGATTTGATATTTTGTCATAAAGCATTTTTCTCCTCTCTTTGCTTATGTTTCTATTGTAAGGCTGCTAGCCGTAAAAGTCAATATTGTCGTAATTAATTTTACGAGCATTCTCGCGTTGCTGCCTTTGAATAAGTTGCTCAATCTTAGCCGCTTTCATCGCAAGGTCATGTGCGGAGTCAATGTTTGGTTTATATTCATATTCCCATTTGGGGAAGACGAGCCGCATAAAATCAAAGTAGTTTACCGTTGACTCAATTCCTCTAGTCCTTACTACTTCTTTAACCCAGCTGCGTGCTTGATTATGATTTGCAATACTTACCCCAAGGGCTTTTGCTGCGTCATAAAACGCCTTTTCAGCGGGGTTATAGTTCTTACGCGTACTTGTCATGGGTGTTGCAAGTTTACCGTATGGGGTATTGTGCTGTTCTGGCGCGTTATTTGATGCTGCTACTAGCTCTGTTGAGGTAGCATTATGGTGTGCGCTGGCCTCGATTTGCTTTGCCGGAGCTTGCTCTGGTTGCTCCTCTGCTTTGGCTGTGGCATCTGATTCGGCAATAATCTCCAACTTGAGCTTGTCGTACAGATTCTTATCAAGAATCTCACCGCGGCGGTCGTAGTTGTCGGCCTCGATATTTTTTGTCTGTAGGGCGCATTGCTCTGCTGTGGTAAGTTCACGCAATTCTGTCTCGCTAATGTCTATCGGTTTTGCTTCTGGCAAAACCTCTTCAACAGTGGTAGCCACTTTAAGTAATTTATCGTCTTGCTCGTTCTCTGGCTCTGCTTTTTTCGTGTAGTCCTTTTTAAAACCACTAGGTACTGGTCGGTCATTGCTGGTGATCGTGATGTAACGCTCCCCGCCCGGGTTAAGGTACACATTGATGTAGCCGCACTCTGCCAACTTCCTAATAATACGTGATACTTGCGACCTTGAAAGATCAAATGCATCTGCGAGATACTGATTAGTGCACCACGCGTAGCCCTTCATATTAGTAAGGGCTGATATTTCGACCATTATTATCTTTGCTGTATTAGTCAGCCGCCTGTCATATCGTACATCCGCATTTATGTAGCCTGTCCAGCCCGCCTGGTGGTTTTTATCTCCTAACTCCATTTGTTGATATCCCCGCCAAATATAAAAATTGCCATGTCTAATGTTTCATCTGGTGATATGACACGGTAATATACTGGACTACCTCCAACATATTCTTTTGTAACCCAACGCAAATCTCTTAGTGTTTTGAAAGCATGAAAAGCGCTTTTTGTGTCCAGTTTCAATGCTCGTGCAACATCTTTCCATGTACAGATAACGCCTTTTTCTTTGCCCGGGATAAGTTCACGACGCCTCTCCACTAGATACTTATATACTCTAAAAGCATCCTGTGCTCGCTCTATGTCCCTACTATATGCCGCAAGATAAAGCATCATCAGATGATACGCTGGCACTTCATGCTTGTACCCTTCTTGGTTCATGTTCCTATTTCCTTTCGTGTCCCGAGGACACGACCACCGAGCATAGGCGGGCATCGGTGGTTGTCCTCGTAAATGCTTGTTTGCTTTGAACAACCCGCCTGTACTTCTAATAATAGCACACACAGTAATCATAATCAAGAGTCTTTCGTTGTGTTTTTTATCGATTCGCGGCTTGCCGCAACAAGCGAACGAAGTGAGCGCGTTAGTGTTATGTTATTAATTTATGTTGTCTATATATATACCTACGCACCCGTGCGCATACCCCTACGCACCCGTGCGCATACCCCTACGCACCCGTGCGCATACTAAGCCTAGCAA